GAAACTCAAACAACTGATGCTTGCACCTGTTGCTCTGGGAATGGTTGCTCCTGTTGCTGCGAATGCCGCAGATCTTAATATGGCAGCAGTCAACCAATATACTTCCAATGAGCAGGTTACAAGTGTCTCTCAATTTACTGATGTGAAACCCACCGATTGGGCATATCAGGCACTCAGCAACCTCGTTGAAAAATATGGTTGTGTTGCTGGGTATGAGAACAGCACTTTCCTTGGTGGAAAAGCAATGACCCGTTTTGAGGCAGCAGCTCTTCTGAATGCTTGCCTTGAGCGTGTAACTGAAAATACTGAAGAACTTAATCGTCTTGCAAATGATTTTGCAAAAGAACTGGGTGTTCTTCGTGGTCGTGTTGCCTCTGCTGAAAAGAAAATCGGCACTCTGGAAGCAATGCAGTTCTCCACCACTACCAAACTCAAGGGTGAAGCAACCTTTGTTCTGGGTGGTGTAGACGGTGCTCGTCTTGCTAATAGCAGCAATGTCGGCAACACTGCTTTCAACTATGACCTCCGCCTGAGTTTTGATACTTCCTTCACTGGTAAGGATCTGCTCAAGACTCGTCTGCGTTCTGGTAACTTCTCCAGTCAACCATTCGGTTCGTCTTCTTCCCTGTTCAAACTGGATAAGGCAGAAACTTATGCGAACACGATGACGCTTGATCGTCTGTACTATCGCTTCCCTGGTCTTGCTAAGGGTGTGTATCTGACCGCTGGTGCTCAGGTTCGTAACACTGAAATGGCGTGGATTCCTTCTGCTTATAAGTCGGACATCCTGGACTTCTTCCAAGTTGCTGGTGCTCCTGGTGTCTATAACAAGGCAACTGGTTCTGGTTTCGGCGCAGAGTGGGTGCAACCCGTCAAGAAAGGTAAGGGTGGTTTTGTTGCTAACCTGAACTATGTTGCCCAGAATGGTAACGATTCAACCAAAGGTCAGTTTGATGAAGATGGTTCCCTGAACACTCTTGCTCAAGTTGGTTATCGTGCTCCTCAGTATGGTATTGCTTTCGGTTACCGCTATGGCACCGAAGGAACCCGTGTTCGTAACTTCAACGCTATCGGTGGTGGTTCTGGTGCTCTTGCTGCTAACCAAACTTCTAATGGTTATGCTTTCAATGCTTACTGGCAACCCAAGAAGTCGGGTATCATTCCTTCTGTGAGCGGTGCTTATGGTTGGAACACTGTGAGTGTTTCTAACAACCGCCCAACTCCTAATGGTGCTACCGATTCCCAAACTTGGTTTGTTGGTACTCAGTGGAGCGATGTGTTTGCTAAGGGTAATGCTGCTGGTTTCGCCATCGGTGCTCCTGGTAACGCTGCTTCTCTTGCTGCCGACCAGAAAGCAATTATGTGGGAAGCATTCTATCGTTACAAGGTTAGTGATGCAATCAGCGTGACTCCTGCTGTGTTCTATGTGTCTAACAACCAAGGTCTGAAGCAAGCGTCTTCTAACTATGGTGGTGTGATTCAGACGACTTTCCGTTTCTGATAGTATCTCCGATACCTCTAAACCTCCTTTCGGGGAGGTTTTTTGGTGTTTGGTGACATTTAACTTTCTCTTAAACTTAATCGAGTACAATTACTTACGAAGTTCTAAAAAACAATGAAACTCAAACACATTGCTACAATCGGTCTTGCTCTTGCTCCCACTGCCGCATTTGCTGGACCTGCTCTTAATGGTGCAGGTGCTACTTTCCCTGCCCCTATCTATCAACGTTGGTTCCAAGATTATGCACGAGATACTGGGAACAGGGTTAATTATCAGTCCGTTGGTTCTGGTGCTGGTATTCGTCAATTTGTTGCGGGCACAGTTGACTTCGGAGCAAGTGATGAACCCATCAAGGCAAAAGAAGCAGCAAAAGTAAAGCGTGGTGTCGTTCAGATTCCTATGATTGGTGGAACTATTGCTGTTGCTTATAACAAGCCTGGTTGTAAACTGAAACTCACCCAGAAGCAAACTGTTGATATCTTTGCTGGTCGTATTAATGACTGGAAGCAAGTTGGTTGTGCTGCTGGTGCTATTCGTGTTGTTCACCGCTCTGATGGTTCTGGAACTACTTTTGCTTTCACCAACTCTCTGGATGCCTTTGGTGGTTGGACTGCTGGTGTTGGTAAGTCCGTAAACTGGCCTGTTGGTGTCGGTGCTAAAGGTAATGAAGGTGTTGCAGGAACTCTTTCCAATACTCCTGGTGGTATTGGTTACGTGAATACTGGATTTGTCCGTGCTAATAAACTACAAGCCGCTGTGCTTCAGAATAAGGCAGGTAAGTTCGTTGGACCTTCTGCCGTCACTGGTGCTGCTGCCCTCAACAGCATCAAACTGGATCCTGTGACCCTTGCTGGTGAAGACCCTAACCCCAGCAACCCCCGTGCCTATCCCATTTCCACTCTGACTTGGATTGTCGCTTATAAGAGTGGTTATGCCCCTGGTAAGGCAGAGGCAGTTCGTGAGGCACTGACTTATGCCCTAAGCACCAAGGCACAGTCTCTTGCTGATGATCTTGGTTACGTTCCTCTTGCTGGTTCGGTACTGCACCGTGCCCGCCTGAAAGTTCAACAAGTTGGTCTAGGCGAGAAGTGATACATAGAGGGGGTTGACAAGACCCCCTTTTTAATGTATTATAGATAACGAGTTAGGAGGTTTATGTCTCTTATTTCCCAAAAAGACCGTGAGATGGTGATTGATGCTCTTGAATTTTATATTCAAGATATGAAAAAGAACAACTGTAATGACGCAGCAATCTATTCATATAATACCCTTCTCAAATGGATTGAACTGGAGTATTTCAAGAATGAAAATTAATCTCTGGTTCTGTAAGGATATGAATCAATGGCGTTGGACTCTTACGGACGATCATCGTCCAGTTGTAAAACAGGAATCTGGTCAAAGAGAAAATCTACGGGATGCTATGAATGATGTGGCAAATACCGTAGAATATATGTTAGACAAGTTCTAACTCTTTGGGTGATTAGCTCAGCGGTAGAGCATCTCGTTTACACCGAGGCGGTCGGCGGTTCAATCCCGTCATCACCCATATAAATACTTCAAAAAGAAGTATAATGGAATCTCTATATAAACTTCTGAGCGATACACAAGCATCGCTCTTTTTACTCTTCCAAAAAACTTGGGTTTATCACTGGCACGTTGTCGGTGCTGACTTTAAGCAGATTCACGATTTGTTTGGTGAACAGTATGAGACAATTCAAGAAGAGATTGATCGTATCTCAGAGCATATGAGATTTTTAGGTATTAAACCTATTAGTTCTCTCTCAAGAGTACTGGAAGTTTCTGGAGTTTCCGAAGCAAAAACTAATATTTCCTCAATGGAAATGATTCGTGATCTTCTTGAGGATCACAAAAAAATAGTTGCTATGTTTGATGCTGCTGCTGTAGAAGCAGACAAACAAAAATCAAGAGGTACAGTTAATCTTCTTGATGATTTAAATGAAGCACATGGTAAATTTATTTGGATGCTAAGATCTTTTACTGAATGAGAATGGTATTGAGTTATGGTAAGCGTAAGATGCAAGGAGTGTGGAGTTGAATTAACTAGCCACCCCATAAAAACAAAGTGCTGTGGATGTGCAAATATGACCACAGTAAAAGGAGATACTATTACAGCAGTTGATTTAGCAAAAGTTGTAATGATTTCAAACGATAAAGAAACAAAAAAAGCAAGTGCCTTCAGTGCTGAAGACCTTGCTTATCAAAATGCACGTAGAAATAGAACTGTAAGAAAATTGGATTTTGAGATTAGATAGGGTTTATTTTTAGATTTAAATCAATAATACTAACTTCATATCCATATTCATCTATATTTCCAAATCCAAATTTAGAATTTAAAGAAGATCTTTTTTGAATAAGATCCATAAATTCTTCACTACCAGTATGAACTTTTTGAGCACAAGGTTTGCTAATCAATATGTGCCCAGGATTTAACATGCGTGGATAATTTCTATTCAAATAAAATGCTTTGAGTTCTTTTGCTACTTTAAGTAAAATTATTTTTCTATTTTTTTCTGAGAGAAGTTCTGCTGGTTTATGATAATATAATTCCCATCCAACTTCAGCAATTCTGTTTTTTTCATTTAATCGAATTCTTTTAGCAAGATACTTATATTTCTTATAAAGATCTTGATTAGATAAGTTTTGATCTTTTAAAAACTCTTGATATAAAAAACTTTTCTTGTTTATATATCTTATCAGAAAGAGATTGATGTTTAAATATTTTGGATAACAATCTTTTAATATTTGATGATTTATTTTTTTGAAGTATGTATTTGCAACTTCTCTTTTGTTATAACCTAGTTTTCTAAGCATTTTCTCAAATCTAATTCTCTGCTTAGGTGCTTTGACAATACTCATAGTGGTCGTAACATTAGATTTTCATCATATCTTCCATAGGAAAATCCATCACTTTTAACATCACCAAAACCAAATTTTTTGGCAAAAATTGCTCTTTGTTTGGTTCCTATTGTGATAGATTCTTGAGTGTGTCCTTGATTAATTTTTGGACCATATGGATTTCCGACTAAGATATCACCAACTTGTGGTTTAAGACTTAATGCACCATTGATCAAATCATTGTGTGAGTCTTTAATAAAAGCATAGAACATTTTTTTTCTTTGCTCTAAAGTAAATTCAGTTGGGTCTTTTGTATAGACAACTTTCCAACTGATCTCACCAATTCTAGTTTTTTCATTAAAAAGAATATTTTCAGCAAGTGCTAAAATACGTTCTTTAATATCTGGGTTATTATAGTTTTGATAGAATTCTGTATATAGATAACTTTTCTTATTAAAATAAGGTATAATTGATCCATAAACACCAATGGCATCAGATCCACCGCATAAGTAATTAACTTGTTTAGTTCTTTCTTCAGAAAAATATATTGGAGATCGATCTTTATATCCAAGTTCTCTTAAAATTTTTTCAAATTCAAGTCTCTTTTTTGGTGGTTTTATAAACACTTGACGAAACAAAATACATATGGTATATTATATCATAACCTGGAAAGGTGTCCGAGTGGTTTAAGGAACTTGTCTTGAAAACAAGCGTGTTAGTAGCACCGTGGGTTCGAATCCCACCCTTTCCGTTAAGAATATTACAAAATTTTAGATTGTCTTAATCTATATTTTTGTATCAACACAAACTTGACAAAGTAGAAGTACTCACTAGTATAAGTAGTAGTATTCAATCTTAAACCTTATGGATCAGCACACCTACGACAATTGGGTGAAGATCAAGGAAACGTTTGAACAGTCTGGTAATACAGACAATATGTTTTATAAAAGATCTGTGGAAATTGTGAAAACCCGAAGAGACCCTTTGGCTAAATTTCTTGGAGACGAGAAATGATGCAACCTCAAGACGAATTAGTAAGTCGTACTGAAGTTCAGGAGATGATTGATGCCGCAATCCGCAGACACAATCGTAATGCTTCAATTATTAGTATGTGCGTTGGTTGGGTGGTTCTTGCTTTATTTGCTGAGGGACTACTAAGACTTATCGGGGTTATACCACCCGTTCTACCATGGCTCAAAATTACTCTCCAATAATTTTTTTGATCCCTTGGTTTGTTCTTGCAGGTATTG